ATTGATCTAAAACACAAGGTGTTTGATCGTCATTCGAAATGACCATCTTAAACATTTCTGGTGTATATCGATCAAGTAGTGTTTTGTATTTTTTAGGATCTGTTCTATGTGTAGGCAAACTTGTTGTTACAACCGTATCTCCCATTAAAGAAAACCTTTGATGTGACGATAATGTTGATCCCGCTATGTTTGGAGTCCATGTCCAGCAAATAAAATAGTCGCCTTCTCTAACTCCTTCTGGTTGCCATGTATATTGAAAAACTCCGTAAATTGGATTTCCGTTTTCATCTGTTTCGACTAATTCTGCAAACGCATTGGTCAAATCAGTGGATAGCCAAGCAGGATATAAATCATCGCCAACAATTTTTACTGGAGATGCTTCGTTATAATAAAAGTCATTTACACTTGCGTTGCTTTCGGCAATCGCTCTTAAAACCTTTGAGCTAGAAATGTTTTCAGGAGTAGGATTGGCGCAAGCAATTGCCTCAGCAACTTCAGCGGCTTTAATCTGATCTGTAACATATGTTTTATTTAAATAGTTACTAGTGTTTCCACTTGTGTAATCTCTTTTTACGTAATAAACCACAATGCTATTGAGCTTATAGGGATTTGTAAGAAAACATCCATTGGCGTCCGGAGTCAATAGTGTAAAAACTATTGTATCTGAAATCGAGGGATTTTGATCAATTGTTAGAACTGCCACAAATGCTCCTTATTGATAGGTGAATACGATGTCATTCGTACTAGGTCGGATAATTTCATAAAAGTTTGTAGTTATATTAGTTCCATCTTGTGGAAAGTTTACAGCATTGAAGTTAATTTCAAATCTATCTATTTCTTTAATATCGGAAAGCGATTTCACAAGATCAGAATCACGAAGGGTTTGACCATAGCTCCATTTAGACAAAGCAAAAAATCCATCTATTCTTCTTTGTATCTTAATTCTTAATTCGTCTTCAAATTTTCTATAAGATCTATTTAAAATAACATCAATATTTATGTCAACTGAAACTATGCGACCATCTCTTATGCAAACAAAATCAGTCATCATTTTTAAAGATTCAATATATGACTGCAAGTCAGATTTAAGTTCGCTTGAGGCTGTTTGTAAGTTATTGGCTCCATTTAAAGCTAGCACATATATGTCAACAATATTGCCAGAACATCCATAATTTCTTAAAACTGCGGTCGATTTCCCGATCTGACCTTGATAAGGAGTCGCAAATTGATCAGATAAAGTTTTATAATCCAATCCTGTTACCGCTCTGTTTTGAGTTCTTACATAAGCTGGCAATTTGTTTTTTACATCATCGATTGTATCGCCATCATATCCAAATTCGCCTCTTGTATAATTGCTGAATGATACAGGAACGCTAAAAGATAATCCTGGAAGATTTATAATTGTTTGATTTGTAATTGTTCCGCTTACGATGTTGCCAATAGATCCACCACCTATCCTATATGTGATAGATACAATGCTTCCTTGTGATGGAATTAATCCTGCTCTATTATTCCCAAAAATTACATATGCATTATAACTAGAATCAAATTCTACTCTATATTCTCTTCTTGGTTGAGAGTCAGTAAAAAAATCAACCTGATCCCAAATTACACCATCAACTTGAACCTTAATAGAATCATATATAATAGGCGAATCTGGAATTACGATTGTTTGACCAACTGATCCGTCGCCAACTTGTTCAAAAATAGAAGTTTTTCCTTCAAGACCTATAACGCTTGCGTTAACAACACTTCCGGCTGGAATAATTATATCTTGATCAAAAATAGGATTATTGTTTGCGTCAGCAGGAAAAAGCTCAATGTCTATTTTGGAATTCCCAGTGCTAATGCTTAAACCAAACGGAGAAGGTATAGTAACATCAATTGCTAATGTATTGTTTAAAGAAGCTGTCCACATTGATCTTGCTGCTATTGGAGGCTGTGGTTGAAATCCAACTAGTTTTGCAAGTCGAAAAGCATTTTCTGTTTCTGTAACTGTGTCAATAAAAATTTCATTTGAAATTTGATCCATTTTGAATGACAAAGTGTCTGCAATAAATGCCCAGTTTTCAATGAGCATAATAGCAATAGATGACTCTACAAAATCAGAAAAATCTGTACTAAATTTTTGTTTGATAAAATCAATAAGTCGTGTTTTCATCGACCAAAAATCTTGATTTGTGTAATTTAAACTGAATATGTTTGGAGTCGTTATGACTTGCGATTGTGTATACGGCGTAATGTCAAAGGGGCAGTTGTTAGATTGTGCCATTATGATCCTCCCAAAGGTACTTCGAGTGTTAATTCTTGAACTTGCTTGATGTCTTGTGGATCAACAAAAATTATTCTAATAAATAATATGTGTTCAATTTCTGTTTGATTATCTAAGTTATTGATTGAACTTTTATCTATGGAAGATGTAACTTCTATGTTTTGAACAGCAATACGTGGCTCCCAACTCTTGATGGATTTTATAATCATGTTTTTGGCTTGAGTCTGCAAATATGGATCATTTGGCTCAAACAATAAAGATCTAAGAGGAGTTCCAAAATCTAAATTCATAACTCTTTCACCAGGATTTGTTAGCAATAAAACCAATATGTCTGATTTTATTTGATCAACTCCCTCTTGAGAATAAAAATATCCTCTTGGATCTTTTTTAACTGGATATGGTAAACCTTGAAATATTCGCATTTTTTTAACACCCAGCGCCTTTAACAAATGGAGATAATTGAAACATAGATAGCGTGCTTGCGTTTGCTGATGTGCTGGCAAAAACACGGTCGCTTATTTTCACTGTCCCAGTGGTGTAGTCATAAACAATTATTGCCCCAAAGCACGGTTCGCTAGCTCCTTCGCCACCACATCCATCCTGACCTTGTTTTCCAGTGCAATCTTGTCCAGCCAATAAGAAAATTTGATCTTTTGCAACAAACAACTGTGCTTTCTCACTAACATTGATGTAATAATCTTTTGTTGATACAAGATTGTTTCTACTTACAAATTCAACTTTGTCAGCAGGATTGTTGTCTATGTCGCCAACATAGGTAGCATGCGTGTCATAAGTTTGACATACATAATTACCACCAGCCCTTAAAAATATAACACCTGGTCCCGATGCCGCCTCTTGCATAAATAACTTGTGCGGACCACGAACTGTATTGTCCTTCTGTGGACATAAAATTTGTATGTATTGTTGCTGTGTTTCTTCTTGACTAAAGTTATCTTGAAATTCCATCTGTAAGCCATACCCAGTTCTGATTCGCACAAAAGCTTTTTTGGCTTTTGGAATTGGTACGCCACCTTCCATTCTACAAGGCGCACATTGTTCAACAGCTTCATCAACCATGTCAAAAGTGTGATTGCTAGTGCTTTGAAAGTGAATTCCTCTTTGAGGTCCACCAATATTAGGAGGGCAACTGGCGCAGTCTTTTTGCGATTCTGTGTGATCATTTAATTCAATTTTGTTACCACAAGCAGATAAAATACGAATGTAATTGTTTTCACCCCTTAATGCAGCACCTTCGTCGCCAATTACTCCTTCCAAATCGTTCATTTCTATCTGGTGACCTGTTGCAGATTTCCAATAGGATCTCCCAGCGTAATGATTATTGCATCCAAAATCAAATTCGCGATCCCATGTTGGAGCGCCTGATGGCTCTTCAACAGAATCGTCCATAACAAAAGTATGTCCAGAAATAGACATGATTTGAATGCCAGTTTGTGGCAAATCACAAATATTATTTTGTGGAGTCGAAGAACCCTTGTACGGGCGACATTCTTGACTGTGTTTAAAAAATGGATTGGCGCCAACTTGACTTCCGTAATATTTAGATTCAGGACTTCCTGTTGATGGATGTCCGCCTATAATTTTTGAATTACTTCGATTCCCTTGACAAGGAACTTCTTGTTTCTTTTTTCCAATTTCAGGACTTAAATCTTGAGTATTCGCTTCTGCTTCCGAATCTGCTTCTGATATTACTGTAAATCCACCTCTTAATTTATCTATCTGAGAAGAATTGCTCACGCCTTCTACGCAACTTGAATCGGCATCTACTATATCTCGACCTCCACATTGTGGATTTGCCCATTGACCTGAGTAATGCAAGTGATCGTCTTTTAACATGATCCAGTTTCCACAACTGGACATGATTTCAAATCTTTTCCATTTTCTATCACACTTTGGATCGCCATCAACCATTTTAATATAATGCTTTTCTGGCGTTTTGAATCCATAAATAGCTTTTGTGCTTCAGGATTTGAAGAAAAATCAACTAGAGATGATAAATCATATCCATTGTAATTTTCTGTATTCCAAGGAGGTAAAACTTGAGATCCGTCATTAGGTCCGACTAAATAACCTTTTCTTTTTCCTTCGTAAATTTGATAATATTCATCAATATTAAATCCAAAAGTGTGCTCGCCATCTGGACCACGATTTCTGTGCCAAGTTGTTCCAATGTAAAAAGGCGATGATCGATTTCCATTTTCAAATAAAATGCAAACAGTAGATCCAGCAGGCGGTATCCATGTTGATCCACAATCGTCAAAACCTCCAAAATTTGAAACTGGAAATGCCCAAGGAAGTTTTGTAACATTCATTTTTGGATTGTGAAATAACGGAGAAAAAAATCTAATTCTATTTTGCTTCCATATATCAATTGTGTCTATGCATAAAGCTGTGTATAAACCGAACATTGACTCTGCTTGTTCTACAACCCTAGATGCTGCTGACATTTCTTGTCTTGCAATCGATTTAACAGAATATCCCAAACCGCCAAGTTGTTGCTCTAAAGAAACTATTCTTCTTTCTAATACTTTTACTTCTTCTTGACTTGCTATAGACATTTTCTTCCTTTATTCTTGATCCGAAGCAACAGTTGCTTTGGTTGCGCCATATGCATCACTATAACTTTCAGTGCCGCCACCGCCTAATGTCGAATCTGCTGGCAAGGCAATATTAGGTGCAAGCATACAGACATGCAAAGTTGTAACATAACTTCCTTCCGTAATTTGATGATTTACACCTTTTATAAGATAGTGTTTATTACTTAGCACTTGATTACAAGTTGGCTCGCTAATCCAAGTGCAATCTGTTCTTGATCCAAAAGGATTTAAAACTATAATAGAAACTTCTTTTCCTAAAAAATCAACAAGATTTGCAAAAGACGGATCTCCCATAATTTTTAATTGAGCGTCAATTGGAGAATGTGGAGTTTCAACAATATAATTTGCGTCGTATTGCGCAGAAAAAGCTTCTGCTGATTTTGATGATATGTCATCAGGATTTCTAAAATGAGAGTCGTGTTGCTGTTGTGCTGGCGATGCTTGAGAGCCAGCTTTTTGAACATTTTCTGGAACTGGCTCAAGTCTTGTTCCACCGGCACTTGTTGCGCTTCCGTTAACTGCTCCTGTGCTACCCGAAGGAAACCATTTGATTGTTGGATTAAATTCTAAAACAGGAGAACAATTGCCGCCATTAACGATATAAGTTCCAAGATTATATTGACATGAAGGCTGTTCAAAAGGGCTTTCTTTTAAAACTGCTTCATAAGTGTTTGCGTCATACTGTATTAAAACACCTAAATCATTAGATGTTGTTACAGAATTCAACCAACCTCTTACAGCAGAAAGAGTATTTTGTTGATTGGCTGACCAAACGCCTAATGGACCATCAGGTCCACCGTCTGAATTTTTAAATTGAAATTCTTTGAATCCGCCTTTTCCATCACTATCTTTTGATTCAAATCTAACACCCTTATATTTTGGTTCATATTTTGTGAACATCTCTACAATTGCAGATTTTAAACTTCTCTTGTTGCTTTGGTCTCCAATTACAACGTCTTGAATAACATCTGGCGACTGTACTGTTGGAGCGCGAATTTTAAGTTTTAATTTGATTATTGCATTTTCGAAAGTTTGTTCAACTTCCGAAATAAAACCTGTAATTTTTGATTCTGTAATTTGATTAGCTGTCCATGTGGTTGTAACTTTTCCATAGCAGTCTGTTAGTATCCAACCAAAATCTATATTTATTCCAGCAGCTTCTGTAGCGGCGTTTGTTATTGTTTTGTTTATAGCACGTATA